ATTCGTGACTTTATCACAAGCACATATGGTTTAAATGACAATGCTATTGATGATGTGAGCTTTTCCGCTGCGGCTAACGAAAGTGATGAGAATGTAACTTTAAGCGGCGGCGGCACTGAGAAGCGGTACACGATCAATGGAATTGTCAAAGCTAGTTCCCCTACAGGTAAGGTTCTGGGAGAAATGACAACCGCTTGCGCTGGAACTTTGTTCTGGGGTTCTGGGTATTGGAAGCTCAAAGTTGGTGCATACACGGCTCCGGTAAAAACTCTTACCCTTGATGATTTGCGTAGTCCAATAAACTTGCAAACACGGGCTTCAATGCGAGACAGCTTTAATGGAGTAAGCGGAACATTTAATGATGCTAGTGGCGATTTCATTACTGCTGATTACCCTCCAATCAAAAGCGGTACATTCAAAACTGAAGATGGTGGTGACGAGCTTTTATTAGACCTACCATTGCCATACACAACAAGTTCAGCAACTGCTCAACGGATTGCAAAGATGACTTTGTATCGTGGCCGTGAGCAAATGACGTTCAATGCGGACTTTGGCCTAGAAGCATTTAATATTGAGGTAGGAGACATCATTGCCTTTACTAATGATCGGTATGGTTTTGATGAAAAAGAGTTTGAGGTAATTGGATGGAAGTTTGCGTCCAATCAACAGGCTGGTGATCTTCGTGTTACTTTGACTTTGCAAGAAACATCTGAGGCGGCTTTCGATTGGAATTCTGAAGAGAGTGATATTATTAATAATAACACTAATCTTCCATCACCCGGCGCGGGTCTTGCGATTAATAATCTATCTGCGTCTGGGGGTGGCAGAACTCAAGGCGATGGCACGTTTATTAATTCTGCAATATTAGATTGGGATGCAGTTACAAACGCTTTCAACGCTTATTACGAGATTGAGTGGAAGGCACTATCTGATAGCAACTACTCAAGCACTACGACTGTTGAATCATCCATTGAGATAACGCCTCTTGTCGATGGAGTTGAGTATATATTTAGGGTCAGAGCAATAACCGCCTCTGGCTTTAAAGGCTCCTATTCTACTGTGCAGTTTACTGGTGGTGGTGATGTAACTGCTCCAGCCTTGCCAACAGCAATCACCGCCAATGGTGGATTTAGATATATCACTGTTAGCTGGACTAACCCTGCGGACGCTGACCTTAACTTTGTTGAGGTCTGGGAGAACACTTCTAATACATCTTCAGGGGCCACTAAGGTTGGTACATCTGGTGGAAACGAGTTCATTCGTTCCAATTTGGGCATACAGGAAACAAAGTATTACTTCTTAAAGTCGGTGGATTACAGCGGTAATGCCTCCGCATTTACTTCTGGTGTATCAGCAACGACCACCTTCATTGATGATAATGACTTTGCTAACGGCGTTTATAGCCTTTTCACAGATCAGGGTCTTTATGCAATTGAAGATGTTTCATCACTTCCTGCCTCTGGTGCATTTACAGGTGAGAAAGTCTTTAACACTAGCGATGCGAAGCTATATAGCTGGACGGGTTCTGCTTGGGAATCCGTTGCTGCGGATGTTGGCACTTTAGACTTCTCTGATTTGACAGGGACTCTCGCTAACGCTCAAATTGCAGTCAACGCTATAGATGGTACAAAGATTACCGATAACACCATCACCTCCACTGAGATTGCAGCAAATACTATCAATGCAGGTAATATCGCAGCTAATGCCATTGGTACTAGCGAACTTAACGCCTTTGCGGTAAACGCTGACAAAATTGCAGCTAATGCTGTTATTGCTAGTAAAATACTTGGCGGCACTATCACAGGCGATAAGATCACTGCAAATACGATTACAGGTGGTTTGCTTGCTACGTCAGGAATTATTACTAACTCAGCACAGATCAACAATGCTGTTGTCACAAATGCCCAGATTGGAGATCTTCAGGTTGATACAATAAAAGTTGCTAACGATGCGATAACTCGGCAAGAATTTACAGCATTTTCAACTCAAAGTGGGTCGGGTCCATACTCCTTCACCTTTAATACAAGCATGACGTTTGCGGGATCAATCATCGCCATTGCTACGGTTCAAATGTTTGGTACATCTAGCTCCAGTAGCTCTATAACCTTCACGCTAACTTTGGCTGGGTCGCAGAAAGTAGGAGTTAATATTGGTGGCAGTCATTGCTTGGGTCTGCACACAATGTCAGGTGGCGATGATTTTACATCTACTGGAACAAAAAGCATTGTTGTTACTGTTTCAAGTATATCTGGGGTTGGTAACCCATCTGCGAAATGCCAGTTGACAGTTTTGAGAAGGTTTAAGTGATGGAATACACCTTTTATGATAATTCTACTGGTCTTATTAAGTTCACGGTTTTGTCCAATTCGCCCCCTGATGGCGCAAACGGCGATTATATTGATGGGAGATATGACGCGGAAACATTTGTGGTAGTAGACGGGCAGGCGGTAAGAAAGTCAGATAGTGAGATTGAGCAAGCGGAAATTGCAGAGGCTTGGGTTGATTTAAAGAAGAGGCGTCACGCTTTGCTAATTGATAGCGATTGGACCCAGGCCTCTGATGCACCCGTAGATCAGGCCGCATGGGCAGTCTATCGACAAGCCCTCCGCGACCTTCCAGATAATACAACTGACCCTAGAAACGTAATTTGGCCCTTAATGCCTTCGTGATTTACTACTGTAAGCCTTTGTGTTAAATTGCGAGTGCATATGCTAACATAACCCTCGGAGGCCGATCATGGCAACTTTTAATAAGGTGAACGATTTCGTTGCAAACGCCGTTCATAACATGGACTTAGAAAGCGACCAGATCGTTGTAGCTCTGTCCAACACTGCACCATCTTCAGAGTCATCAAATCCCGCTTCTGATGGAAATGGTATACTCGCTAATTTAACACAGATTGCTTATACGAACTTGTCTTCACGAAACGTGACCACATCTTCGTCCACGCAAACTGGTGGAACATACAAGTTGGTATTGGCTGACATTACGTTGACATCTTCTGGTGGCTCAACAGGCCCATTCCGCTATGTCTACATCTACAATGACACAGTGACCTCCCCTGCTGACCCTTTGATTGGTTATTATGATTATGGTTCATCCTTGACGCTTAATGATGGTGACAGTTTGACTGTAGATTTCTCTGCTGCAAACGGTGTTCTTCAAATTGCATAAGGTGACTGAATATGGTGACGCTTGCAAATAGAGTTAAGGTTGAAACGTCTACAACCGGAACTGGGACAATAACTCTCGGTTCCGCTGTAGACGGCTTTCAAACATTTTCAGATGCGGATGTCTCAACTGGCGACACTGTTCGCTATGTAATAGAAGATGGCGACTACTGGGAAATTGGTTCTGGCGTCTTCAACAGCGGTGCTGGGACGATGACAAGGGTAGTTCTCCAAAGCAGTAACTCAGGTTCACTTCTTAACTTGTCGGGTTCTGCAATAGTTTTTCTTACTGTTATCGCAGAAGACCTTAATGACACTTTGGATTACGGCCTTGTCACTGGCGCAGTTACTTTAACGGATGATTACGGAGGGCTGGTCTAATGGCACGGCAAATTCAATTACGTCGCGGAACGACAACACAAACCAATGCTTTTACTGGAGCTTTGGCGGAAGTTACTGTTGATACAGACAAAGATACTGTAGTCGTTCACGATGGCTCTACCGCTGGCGGTCATCCATTAGTCAAAACCTCAGACCTCGGCACAGCCGCCACTACAGCGGCGAGTGACTACGCTACTGCGGCACAGGGCGCATTGGCTGACACGGCTGTACAGCCAGACGACAGCCCATCTTTTGGAAGCGTTACGGTAAGTGGTACGGTAGATGGACGTGATGTTGCCACAGACGGCTCCAAGTTAGACGGCATAGAAGCTGGTGCTACCGCTGACCAGACGGGCGCGCAGATTAAAACTGCATATGAGGCTGAACCCAGCGCCTTTACTGACGCTCAGTTCACCAAACTGGCAGGGATAGAAGCATCTGCTGATGTAACAGACACAGCTAATGTAACATCCGCTGGCGCATTGATGGACAGTGAAGTTGCCAACCTTGCTCAAGTAAAGGCTTTTGATAGCTCAGATTATGCTACTGCGGCGCAGGGAACCACGGCTGATGCAGCCCTTCCCAAAGCTGGTGGAGCTATGACGGGGCCGATTACGACCAATTCAACCTTTGACGGGCGTGATGTTGCTACAGATGGCGCCAAGCTAGATAACATCACGGTAAGTCAGGCAGTTGACCTAGACCAAATGGAAATAGACATTGCTGCCCTTGCGAATGGCATGGTCTACAAGGGCGATTGGGATGCTTCTGCAGGTAGCTTCCCCGGCTCTGGGTCGGCGCAAGTTGGTTGGTTTTATTATGTTTCGGTTGCGGGAACTGTAGGTGGAGTATCATTTTCGGTTGGCGATAATATTGTTGCGATAGCTGATAACGCTTCAACTTCTACATACGCAAGCAACTGGTCAAAACACGATCAAACAGACGCGGTTACAGCGGTTGTGGGCCTTAACGGCTCAATAACTAAAAGCGGCCTTCTCTCTGCCTTAAATGTAGAGGACGGGGCTGACGTAACAGACGCCACTAACGTGACAGCGGCTGGCGCTCTTATGGATAGCGAAGTCACCAACCTTGCACAGGTTAAGGCTTTTGACTCTACCGATTACGCTACAGCTGCTCAAGGTTCCACTGCTGACGCAGCATTGCCTAAATCTGGCGGGGCCATGACGGGGGCGATAACAACAAGCTCTACTTTTGACGGGCGTGATGTTGCTACAGACGGTGCTAAGTTGGACGGAATTGAGGCTGGTGCAACTGCGGATCAGACGAAAGCTGACATTGATGCGCTGGGCATTGCGGCAAGCACTGCGGCGACACTAGCAACTGCGCGTAATATTGCTTTGTCTGGCGATGTGTCTGGCTCTGCATCTTTTAACGGTTCTGCAAATATCAGCATTACAGCAACAGTTGCAGACGATAGCCACAACCACGTTATCTCAAATGTAGATGGGTTGCAGACTGCGCTGGATGGTAAGCAAGCGTCTGGTACATACAACACTGTAATTGGCACTGACAGCGACATCAATACTTCTGGCTCAACTATTATTGATAATATCTTCGTCACAGACGGTGTTATTACCAGCATGGGTACTCGCACTTTAACTCTTGGTGATTTAGGTTACACAGGTGCGACTAACGCTAACTACATTACAAATAACAACCAGCTGACAAACGGTGCTGGCTATACCACAAACACTGGAGATATCACTGGCGTCACGGCGGGTACTAACTTAACGGGTGGTGGCGCATCAGGCTCCGTTACTCTTAATGTTTCTTCCTCGCCATCCTTTTCTGGTGTTGTCTCCGCTGAAAGCGTTCAAGAAGACTATGACGCTCTATCTGGCACTTCTCCGGCTCCAGATGCAGATAATGCTGGTGGCTTTAGCCTCACCATGACAGGCAACACTACGTTTTCTTTTGGCGGTGTGACTTCTGGCCGTGCCGTTGGCTTTGTCCTACAGGTAACAGGCAACGGCTCAACGCTAACTTGGCCTAGCACAGTAGACTGGGCTGGCGGTACAGCACCAGATGCACCTGCTAGTGGTGCAAGCAATCTATATGTGTTCTACACAAGAGATGGCGGTAGCAATTGGATCGGCGCACTGTCTGTTGCAGCGTATGCGTAGACATGGGGTAACTTAGATGGCTAACTTTAAAAAGACGATGATGGCGGCGGCTGGTGCTGGTGGTGGTGGCCTTGATGTGGATGAGGTGTTCAGCACTTATTTGTATACGGGTACGGGTTCTACACAAACTTTCAGCAACGGGATTGACCTTGCTGGTGAAGGTGGTTTGGTTTGGATGAAAGCTAGAAATAACCAACAAAACAACTGGTGGTACGACAGCGAAAGATCGTCTTTTGCAGCCGGGTTACGTTCTGATACAACTGCAAATGAATACAATCCAGGAACAGCAGTTACTTCTGTGTCATCTAGTGGTTTTACATTGGGTACTTATGGGGAGATTAACCAGTCTACTATTGACTACACATCTTGGACATTCCGCAAAGCCCCTAAGTTCTTTGATGTGGTGAAGGTAACTCCATCAAGTTCAAATACTAATTTGCGTATATCTCACAGTCTTGGTGCAACACCCGGTTGTATAATAGCTAAAAGAAGTGACGGATCAGGTGATTGGATAGTATGGCACAAAGGTTTAGCAAGTGCTACAAATAGTTCATTAAACCTCAACCTCACATCTAGTGTAACTACCAGAACTAACACTTGGGGTACAGCAGCGCCAACATCCACAGACTTCGGCATTGATACCACTTATTTCGGATCAAGTGTAACCTATGTGTTTTATGTATTCGCCGACAACGATGGTGACGGTGGGTTCGGCCTTGATGGTGACAAAGATATTATCAAGTGTGGCCTAGCTACGTTATCAAACGTAAGCCCCTATGACGTTGAAGTAGATTTAGGTTTTGAGCCTCAATGGGTCTTACTTAAAGACGTTAATCATAGTGGCAGTCCGTGGTGGGTTATTGACAATATGAGAGGGTGGTCAGTGCAAAAGTCAGTCGGCGCACTTTCCAGTTCAACGGGAGGTAAGTGGAAAGCACTTTTTGCAAACACATTGGCCGCAGAGGTGGAGTACGATTATGGTGGTTTAACTGCAACAGGATTTAAACTACCAAGCAACTTTAATTATGTTGATAATAATACCGACTACATCTACATAGCAATCCGCCGTGGCCCATTAGCTGTGCCAGAGGATGCGACTGATGTGTTTGCTGCTGACCTCAGCCCAAATAATAATGACCCAAGATTTATCTCTGGCTTTCCTGTAGATATGGCAATGCAGCGAAGACGAACTAGCACTGGTGTTAAGGGGTTTGATATTACTTCAAGATTAACTACCCAGAAGTATATGCGAACTGGTTTAGCAAACGCAGAATCAAGCACATC